GCGTTTTCGGGTGGCGCGTCGACTTCCAGGTCACGTACTGAAAGCCATCCGGCCGGTAAGTACCTCGGGAAAGCAGACGTCACCAGTCCTGCCTGGGAAGTCTTCGAGGATCTCCTCGATGACGTACCCGGATGGGACCTAGTGTCGGCCAAGTCGGAGTTCCGGCTTGTCCGTGGTAACGTTATGTTTACCGTCCCTAAGAAAACCGATATTGATCGTTGTGCTTGTAAAGAGCCCGACATTAATATGTGGCTTCAGAAGGGAATAGGCACCCACTTTCGTAGGTGTCTTCGCCGAATCGGCATAAACCTGAACGACCAGTCGATAAACAGGTCGCTCGCTCGGAAAGGATCCATAACTGGCGAACTGTCGACGCTTGACTTGTCAAGCGCCAGCGATTCCGTCAGCCGTGGTCTTGTAGAATTACTTCTACCCGAGTGCTGGTTCACCCTCCTAGACTCTGTTAGGAGTCCAGTCACCATCATTGATGGTGAGGAGCACAGGAATGAGATGTTCTCTTCAATGGGAAATGGTTTTACGTTTGAGCTGGAGAGCTTGCTCTTTTACGCTCTTGCGCGGGCCACTACCTACTTCAGAGGGATCTCAGGTATCGTTTCTGTTTACGGGGATGATTTAATTGTCCCCAGTGACAGCTACGATTATCTCGTTTGGGTCCTTGGATACTTCGGCTTCTCGGTTAACACTGAGAAGTCGTTCTCCTCGGGTCCGTTCAGAGAGAGTTGTGGCGGGCACTATTACGATGGAACCGATATAACTCCTTTCTACATTAAGGAACCCTTCCAGGACATCTCCGATCTTATTGACGTGGCCAACAAGCTGCGAAAATGGGCGGAGATACCCGGTCTGGGCATACTAGACCCGACAGTTGAGCCCATTTGGGCTTGGCTGAAGAGTTTGGTCCCTTCATGTCTTTGGGGTGGTGCAGATTTAACTTTCAAATACCAACTGGTTAGCCTAGACATTCCGTCGAAGCGACTCCAGGAGGAACGTGAGAGTGTTTCCACCGGTTACGGTGGCTATCTGCATTGGTTAAATACCACTTGGGATAGATCGGAATTAACAGAAGGGGTTTCAACCTCCAAACGGATGAAGAATGAGCACCTTAAAGGTCGTCTCAGACTTCGCCCGGTCCGGTCTAAAGCGGTACCCTCGTTATCACACCTCTTCCTTCAAGAAGTGGCGTGACGCCGAGTATGCCTCCCCGTGAGGGGAG